ACGTAAACTTTATCATTGGTGGTCCTTCTCAAACAGGTGCAGATGCAACTGGTGATGTTCATGCGACAATGTTAATTGATCTTGCTGAACATAGAAAAGACTGCGTGGCATTCATTTCACCTGCAAGAGCAGACGTTGTAAACGTATCAGATCCAATCGAACAAACAGAAAACGTTGCGGCATTCGCTGATGGATTACCATCAAGTTCATATGCAGTGATCGATTCAGGTTATAAGTACATGTTCGATAAGTACAACGATGTATTTAGATTTGTACCATTAAATGGAGACGTTGCTGGAACTTGTGCTAGAACAGACTTAATCGCAGATTCTCACTTCTCACCTGCTGGTTTTAACAGAGGTCAGATTAGAGGCGCTGTCAAACTTGCATATAATCCAAATCAGGGACAAAGAGATATCATTTACAGAAAAAGAGTTAATCCTGTAGTGACATTTCCTGGTCAAGGAACTATCTTGTTTGGTGATAAGACTGCATTATCAAGTCCAAGTGCATTTGATAGAATCAATGTAAGAAGACTTTTCATAACTTTAGAGAAAGCAATATCTACTGCTTCTAAGTTCCAACTCTTTGAGTTCAACGATGAGTTCACAAGAGCACAATTTAGAAATCTAGTAGAACCTTTCCTTAGAGATATTCAAGGTCGTAGAGGTATCACCGACTTCTCAGTAGTCGTTGATGAAACTAATAACACAGCAGAAGTTATTGATAGAAACGAATTTATTGCAGACATCTTTATTAAACCTGCAAGAAGTATCAACTTTATCAAACTTAACTTTGTAGCTACAAGAACTGGCGTTGCGTTCAGTGAAGTCGCAGGAGCATAATCATGGCAAATGTATCAGATTTTATTTCTAAACTAAAAGGCGGCGGCGCAAGAGCTAACCAGTTCAAAGTGACTATGCCTTTTCCAGGTTTTGCTGCTGTTGGTGGCGAAACTGAAAGCATGGCATTCTTATGTAGTGCTACAACACTTCCTGCTTCAACTCTAGGAGAAATCACAGTACCATTCAGAGGTAGAAATATCTACATGGCTGGTGACAGAGAGTTCGAAACATGGAGTACAACAATTATTAACGATACTGATTTCTTAATCCGTAATGCGATTGAGAGATGGTCAAATGGTATTAACAATATGTCTGATAACGAAGGTCTAGTAAACCCGGTTGACTACCAAGTCGATGCGTTTGTAGATCATTTAGACAGAAATGGTAATACAATCAAGTCATATACTTTTAGAGGTATGTTTCCAACAACATTAGGAACAATAGATTTAAACTATGATCCTGCAACTGCATTAGAAACTTTCGAATGTACATGGCGATACCAGTATTGGGAATCAAACACAACTACTTAAAAAGTAGTTAAAAAAAGGGTATAAATAATAGTATGGCAGATTTATTTGGATTTTCTATTACCCGAAATAAAAACGAGAAGGCAACGTCACAAGACTTTACGTTGCCTTCCGTTGACGATGGCTCACAAACAGTCATCGGTGGTGGTGGACATATTGGTCACTATCTGGACATTGAAGGACAGATTAGGGACGAATCAGATTTAATTAGACGATATAGAGAAGTTTCAATGCAACCTGAATGTGATCAGGCTGTAGAAGATATCGTAAACGAGGCAATCGTATCAGACGAAATAGAACCTCCCGTTCGATTAAACTTAGACAGAGTAAAATCTTTTTCATTAGATTTAAAGAAAAAAATATCAAATGAGTTTGATGAAGTTTTACGTTTATTAGAATTTGAAGAAAAAGGACACGATATATTCAGACGTTGGTATGTTGATGGTCGTATGTATTATCATAAAGTTATCGACCCAAAGAATCCAAAAGAAGGTATTAGAGAATTACGATATATTGATCCTCGTAAGATCAAAAAAGTAAGAGAGATTCAAAAGAAAGACGGACCCATAAAGATGCCTGGTAATGCACCAGAGCCAATGGAATACAAAGAGTATTATGTCTATAACGAAAAGGGTGTTGGTGGTTCAATGTCTTCTGGTGGTATTCGTATTCACAAAGATGCGGTATCATATTGTCCATCAGGATTAGTTGATCAACAAAAGAACGTTGTATTATCTTTCTTACACAAGGCAATCAAACCAGTCAATCAATTAAGAATGATCGAAGATAGTTTAGTAATCTATCGTATATCAAGAGCACCAGAACGTAGAATCTTTTATATTGATGTTGGTAATCTACCAAAGATTAAGGCAGAACAATACTTAAAAGACGTTATGAATCGTTATCGAAACAAACTTGTTTACGATGCATCAACTGGTGAGATCAGAGATGACAGACAACATATGTCAATGTTAGAAGACTTCTGGTTGCCAAGACGAGAAGGTGGCAGAGGAACTGAGATTACAACACTACCTGGTGGAAATAATCTTGGTGAGATTGATGATATTAAATATTTTCAAAAGAAACTATATCAATCTCTAAATGTGCCTTTCTCACGTTTAGATAGTGAAGCATCTGGTGGATTACAGTTAGGTAAAACTACTGAAGTTTCTAGAGATGAGATTAAATTCACAAAGTTTATTCAAAGATTGAGAAAGAAATTTATCAGTCTATTTTCAGATATGTTAAAAACTCAATTAATACTCAAAGGTATTGTGAGTGAAGAAGATTGGTCAAGTATGCAAGATTTTATTAAGTATGATTTCATACAAGACGGATATTTCTCAGAGATGAAAGAACAAGAGATTCGACAGTCACGTTTAGACCAGGCTGAAAGAATATTCAATCAACAAATGATTGGTAAAATATTTTCTATGGATTATGTTCTCAAAAATGTTCTACGAATGACAGACTTAGAAGTTGAACATCAAAGAGAAAAAATCAAACAAGAAATTGAAGATGGCCTTATCAAAGATCCATATAACGATGATGCCAATAATAATTATTAAGGAGTAAAAGTATGAGTGAACAAGTAAACAAAATGATTGATGCTTTAGACCAAGACGATCATATTGAAGCAGAAACAGCCTTTAAATCAGCATTAGTTGATAAAGTTGGTGCTGTTTTAGATGACAAAAGAAAAGACCTTGCGAAAACTTTCGTAAGAGCAGGTGAAACAGAACAACCTGCTGAAACATCAGGAGATGAAAATGTCGATACCGTTCAGCCAACTGAACAACCAGATACTGGAGCGTAAAGACGATTATAAGAAAGTACGATCTTATAAACGTTTAACACCTCGTCTAAGAAAAGAAGTAGATAAAGTTATGAACTTTTCTACAAATCGTAAAGGCGATGTTGATGTTCCTAAATTAATGTCTGTGATTGACAAGTCTCCTGCGAGAAGACAGTTAGAAAAAATTATAGATGACATATTGTCACAATAGGAGAGAAGAATGAAACTAAAACTATTAGGATCAAGTGTTGCTGATGCAAGTGGAAACAACATTGGCGAAGCTACATTAGTGCGTGTTCATGCTACATCAGCAGCAACATTAACACTAAGACTTGCCAGTGCTGGATCTGTTGTAGGAACAGTCTTTATTGCCGCAGGTGAAACTGTATTTATAGAGAAAAACCCTACGGAAGAGATTACTTGTGCCACTTCACACAGTACAGCCGTTGCGTTTCGCTCATAGTAGTTGCGTAGCATAGTTAGTTTTAAGCACGTAAAGCTTATAAATAATAAGTGAGTATAAAACAAATGAAACTTATCACAGAAGAAGTTAGTTCCGCAGAATACATTGTAGAAGAAGCGGAAAACGGAAAAAAGAATTACAAGATACGAGGCATCTTCATGCAGGCAGATATGAAGAATCGCAATGGTCGTGTCTATCCAATGGAAACATTGGCAAAAGAAGTCAAACGTTATAATAGAGAGTTCGTAGAAGCCAAACGTGCATTTGGTGAACTCGGTCATCCTGACGGACCAACTGTCAACTTAGAACGTGTATCACACATGATTACTAGTCTTACGCCAGAAGGTAAAAACTTCATAGGTGAAGCAAAGATTATGGACACCCCTTATGGAAAAATAGTGAAAAATTTAATAGATGAGGGTGCAAAATTAGGAGTTTCTTCCAGAGGCATGGGGTCGCTGGAGAATAAAGGCGGAAGTAATATGGTAGGAAAAGATTTCTATCTTGCTACTGCTGCCGACATTGTGGCGGATCCCTCTGCTCCAGAAGCCTTCGTGCAAGGTATCATGGAAGGCAAAGAGTGGGTATGGGACAATGGTGTTATACGAGAAGTCGATATACACGAAATGAGAAATACAATTGAGAGAGCTAAAAGAATTGAACTTGCAGAAAAACAAGCTGCTGTGTTTAAGTCTTTTATGTCGAAATTGTAGTATTTATAAATATTATATTATTAATTCGAATTAATAAGGAGAGAGTTAAATGTCAGAAGTAGAAAAAAACTTAGACGAATTGGAAGCGATTGCAACACAAGAAGTTGCAGAAGCCGCTCACGATGCGCCTAAAGCTAAGGCAGTTGCTCCAGAACCTTCAAAGTCCATGGATAAAGAAGTAGATGACACAGGTGATGCAGTTGTAGCACCAGATGCTCAGAAAAAAGACTACGCTAAATCCGTAAAACCTGCGAAGGACGCTGTAAACAAATCAGCTGAAAAAGGTGATTCTGCTCCTGTTTCTCAAGGTTCTTCTAAAGTAAAAGAACCATTAGCCGCTGGAAAACATGTTATGGCCGCTGGCGACCAAGTTGACCATGAAGGCGAGGAACTCGCAGAAACACAAGAAGCTGAAACTGCTAAAAAAATAGAGATTAACGTCAAAGACGATGTTGAAGCTCTTATGAATGGCGAAGACAATCTTTCAGAAGAATTTAAAGTAAAAGCTGCTACTATCTTCGAAGCTGCAATTAAATCAAAAGTAAGTGCAGAGATCGATAGATTAGAAGAAGAATATGCTAAGAATTTACAAGAAGCTAAAGAAACAGCAAAATCTGAACTAACAGAAAAAGTTGATTCTTACCTTAACTACGTTGTTGAGGAGTGGATGAAGGAAAATGAACTAGCCATTGAAAAGGGTGTTAAAGGTGAAATCGCTGAAGACTTTATTTCAGGTTTAAAACAACTTTTTGAAGATCACTACATTGATATTCCAGATGAGAAGTACAACGTACTAGATGCTCAGGCAACTGAGATCGATGAACTCAAAGGAAAATTAAATGAAGCGACTGCAAAAATCGTTGACTTAAATAAAGAAGTAGGTGAGAACACAAAAGCATCTATCTTTGAATCCGTATCAGATACACTCGCTGATTCTGAGAAGGAGAAGTTCAAGGGTTTGGTAGAAAGTGTCGAATATGAAGACGCTGATTCTTATCAGAAAAAGTTAGAAACTATTAAAGAATCTTACTTTGTGAAAGAGAAAGCAACTAATAACGTCACTGAAACTAATGACGCCGAGGGCGGAGCAATTGATATGACAGGACCTATGTCCGCATACACAGCCGCTATCTCAAGGACAAAGAACAAAAAACTATACTAAGTTATGGTTTTTATAAATATTATAACGAAAGAAAATAAATAGGAGAGACAAATGTTTTTATCTGAAACATTACAGGAGAAGTGGCAACCAGTTCTTGAGCACGCCGATCTTCCAGAGATCAAAGACGCTTACAAAAGAGCTGTGACAACCGTTATCCTCGAAAACCAAGAAAAAGCACTTAGAGAAGATCGTGCATTTCTTGGAGAAGCTGCACCAGCAAACCAAACTGGTGAAGCTATTGCGAATTGGGATCCAATTCTAATTTCTCTTGTTAGACGTTCTATGCCTAATTTGATTGCATATGACATCTGTGGTGTTCAACCAATGACAGGTCCAACAGGACTTATCTTTGCAATGAAATCCAGATTTGCATCAAACTCAGGTACAGAAGCATTGTTTAACGAGGCCGACTCAGACTTTTCAGCAAGAAATGCAACAAGTTCAGCAGTATCTGGTGCTTCAGCAGCAGTACAGGCTGGTACTAACCCTGCAGTTCTGAATGACGCTTCACCAGGAACATTCACAACAGGTTCTGGTATGACAACAGCATACGCAGAAGCTCTTGGAGATGCATCTGGTAACGCTTTCGCAGAAATGGCTTTCTCAATCGAGAAAACAACTGTGACTGCAAAGTCAAGAGCATTAAAAGCAGAATACACAATGGAACTTGCACAAGACTTAAAAGCAATCCATGGTTTAGATGCAGAAACAGAATTATCAAACATTCTATCTGCTGAGATTCTTGCTGAGATCAACAGAGAAGTTGTAAGAACAATTTACATTAAGGCTAAAAAAGGTGCCGCTGTTAACACAACAACTGCTGGTATCTTCGACCTAGACACAGATTCTAACGGTCGTTGGTCTGTAGAAAAGTTCAAAGGCTTAATGTTCCAACTCGAAAGAGATGCGAACGTAATCGCACAAGACACAAGAAGAGGAAAAGGTAATATCATTATCTGTTCTTCAGATGTTGCTTCTGCTTTACAAATGGCTGGCGTACTTGACTACACACCTGCTTTAAACAACAATCTAAACGTTGACGACACAGGCAATACATTTGCTGGTGTATTAAACGGTAGATACAAAGTGTATATTGATCCATACAGTGCTAACGCAGCTGCAAAGCAATTCTACACAATCGGTTACAAAGGTACTTCACCTTATGATGCTGGTATGTTCTATTGCCCATATGTACCTCTACAGATGGTACGTGCAGTTGGTGAGAACTCATTCCAACCTAAGATTGGGTTCAAGACCAGATATGGATTAGTAAGAAACCCATTTGCAGAATCATCTGCTCAGTTATCTGGTGCAGACACAACTGGTTCAGCAAACTCTAACACTTACTACAGAAAAGTTCAAGTTACAAACATTATGTAATTCGAACGGATTGTTGGTAGTTTACCACAACCACACCAAAGGGGCTCTTCGGGGCCCCTTTTTTTTAGCGTATAAATAGTAATATGACAGAAACAAAATCAGTATTAAGACAACCAACAAGTAGAGAATTAGATTTTGCATCACCTACTCAGTTTAGGTTCATCATACAGAAACTACCAGAAGTTCAGTTCTTTACACAGACAATCAACATACCTGGAGTATCAGTAGATGGTCTTATTCAACCTACAGCATTATCTCAGATTTCAATTGCAGGTTCTGATTTGTCATATGAAGATTTGTCAGTATCATTTTTAATCGATGAAGAATATAGAAACTATCGAGAAGTTTTTGATTGGTTAAAAGGTTTATCATTTCCAGAGAATCACACACAGTTTCAAAATTTTTTGGCAGAAGGTTCAGATCGTATGCCAGGATCAGTCAGTCGTGGTATACAAACAGAACCAGGTAAAACAAAACCTGCAACACCTGATGCTGGAATATATTCTGATGCCACATTGACAATACTGTCTTCGAAGAATAACCCACAATTAGAATTACGTTTTAGAGATGTATATCCTAAATCATTGGGTAGTGTTTCGTTGACAACACAAGATACCGAAGTTGCATATCTAGTAGCAGATGTAACTTTTGGTTATAAGTATTACGAATTTGCTACTATTTAAAACTTGACAAAAGTATATTTTTGTGATATAATATAGTATGGATTTAGAAAAACTACAAGAAGAAGCCTCCAAAGATTTAAAAATAGATGACACAGACCTGGACATGGAATCAGTTCGTACACCTATTATTCATAACAAATATCTTAAATATCTTTCTAAATTTTCACTACTTCTAAAGAGAGCGGAAGACGATTACGATGTTCTTGCAAAAGATAAATGGGAATATTATACTGGTAAAGCAGATGAATCTGTGTATAAAGAAAAACCATTTGATATCAAAGTCTTAAAACAAGATGTCGATAAGTATATTAAATCAGATGTTGATTTAATTAAACTATCACAAAAAATAGTATACCTTCGAACAGTCATCAATTATCTTGAAGGTGTTATCAGAAACATTAATAATCGAACATTTAACATAAAGAACGCAATCGAATGGAAGAAATTCACTCAAGGATCAATATAGAAAAAGTTGATGAAGTTTACATCAAAGTAAGATGTGAACCTCATGTAGCTGCAGAACTCTCAGAGTTTTTTACCTTTGAGGTGCCTGGGGCTCGTTTTTCTCCAGCATTTCGTAATCG